TGTATAAAGTTGATTCAGAGATCTCAACATAAGGTTTCATATCTTTGATAATTTGATAACCATATGAAGGTTTATTCCTAATAACTGCTAACACACAGACTTCTAATAGTCCTCTTTTTAATTGTACGTCCATATATACTCCTCCTTACACAATACATCGTATCACATAGTATTATAAATGTCAAGCATTATTTTAAAAAATATTAACATTTTACAAAACTATTACTTAAAATAAAAAAAGTCCCTATTGGGAGAGTTCCGATAGGGATTACCCAAAACGCTAGAAAAATAGCGTAGTTATCGAATTTGGTAGCTACGCTTTTTCATTTGTCTAGCTTTATTCCCTCTAGACCATTAAATATTACATCAATTCTTTGTTGTCTTTTACCATCGATTTTTTCAACTTTATACACAAGCACTTTACTAACTAGTTCTCGCAATACTTCACAATCTAAGGTTTCTATGTGGGTATATTTTTTAACCGCAGTAACAAATGATTCAACATTAACTAGTTTGTTAGTTTCTTCATTAATATAGATGTCTAGATCTTTAATTTTGCTTGTTAAATCAGCTTGCTCGATTTCATAATTTACAGAGAGTTTGCTAAATCTATCATCGGATATTTTACCTTCAATGTTATCTTCATATAAGTGTTGAATGATTGAATCTAGTTTATTTATTCTAGCCATTGCAATCTCATATTCTTTTTTAGCTTCTTTTAGTTTTCTATTTGTGTTTTCCTTTGTTTGTTTAGTAACAAGTTCAACAAACTCACTCTCTGAATTATGTACTAAATTGATCATATCGTTGATTCTTTGCAAGATTAATTTTTCCAATACTATATTTCTAATTTGATGTGATGAGCAGGTTTGTTTAGACTTTTTTCTATATGAAGCACAAACCATATAATGCTTATCATATGTCCAACCATTACCACGAACTTGGTAAAGTTTAGCACCACAATCGGCACAATATACCATTCCAGAAAGAAGTGGCATTTCCCCAAGATTAGTTCGAGTTCTATGATTTTCTCTAATATGCTGTACAATATCAAAAGTTTCTTTGTCTATAATTGTCTCATGTGTATTTTCAAATACTTTCCATTTTTCAGGTGGGTTATAGTAGGTTTTGTGATTCTTGAAAGACTTTTTATATGTTCTAAAATTAATAGTTTTACCTAAATATTCTTGTTTAGATAAAATATCGCTAATAGTTTTAGGATTCCAAAAGTATGGAGCACTATCTTTGGATGCACGAGCAGGACTTTTTAATCCTAACTTTTCCATATGAGCGACAGGTGAGTCTGTTTTTTCTTCTGTTAGTTTATCTGCAATCTGTGATGGACCATAACCTTTAACACATAATTCAAATATTCTTTTAACAACAAGTGATGCTTCTTCATCAACAATCCACTTGTTTTTATCTTCTTTATCTTTTAAATACCCATAAGGTGGAACAGTTGTTAATGGCTTACCAGATTCACCTTTGGCTTTTACAACAGCTCGTATTTTTCTTGATGTGTCTTTGGCGTAATATTCATTGAAAATATTTATAAATGGAGTCATATCATTTTCTGTTCCATTAATACTATCAACACCATTATTGATTGCGATAAACCTTATATCATTGTTAGGAAAAACCATCTCAGTATAAATACCAACTTGAAGATAATCTCTACCAAGACGGCTCATATCCTTAACAATAATAGTTCCTATAAGACCATCATCTATTTTAGCATTTAATCTTTGCCAATCTGGTCTATTAAAATTAGTTCCTGAATATCCATCATCAACAAAGAACTCTAAATTTTTGAAACTATTATCCTCAGCGTACTTTTTTAACATTTCCTTTTGATGAATAATTGAGTTACTATCACCTTGAAGTTCATCATCACGAGAAAGACGACAATAAAGTGCAGTAATCTTTTCATTATTTAGTTGTAACATTTACATCGTCCTCCTCGTTAGATTTCCTTTCCATCTTTACCAAGTACTTTTATGGAATCAATAGTGTCATTTTCAAATAACTCAATCACATAAGCAATTGCTTTATTTAATGACCAGTGTAGTGATTCTTGATAATACTTAAGCAAGAATTCAATACCAGAATAACTGGTGTTCGTTTGTTTACAAATTTCTTTTAAATCTTCTAATGTTTTACCCATTTTGATACCTCCTTTAGGTGTGTATATATATCACTCTAAAGGGTATTTATATCAAGTCATTAGGCGGATGTTTTTTGTTTATTTTCCTTACTTTCAAGATTGTTTAGTATTAGTTTCTTAATCTTGTTTTTAATAACTTTTATATCATCTTTTGAGGGTATAATGGAACGAACAATGTATGTAGTACCATTTATAACAGTAGAAGTTTCATATATTAAACATTCATCCATAGTCTATTGCACAAACCCAACTGGGAAGCGTTACACTCCCCAGAAAGGCCCGAAATACGGCTTACTGTGCGTTTATTCCTCCTTGTTAATAACTAATACCTTGATAGCATTTGACCTCACAAGCTTTGAATCTAAGCGTTCATTTGCAATGTAGCCAATGTCATTTGTTTCAGCATATCTTTCATTTAACACACTAACAGCAAGTGGTTTTCTAATGATCATCCAGAAATAAGTTAAGTCTCCGAAGATAATAGGTTTTTCGGCATCTTCCATATAAGGGCTGATGACAACTTCTTTACCAAAGATAGTGTTGTTAGAATGATTCCATAAGGGATTGCCATCAGCGTCTTTAAGTTTTCTAAGAGTCATAGCTGTTTCATCACTCATAATAAAGATAGCGTTAGTTCTATATTCCTTTTGGACACTGAAATATAAATCTACTACCTTATCATAAGTAAGTTCAGTGGAAGTTGCTCCAGTTTGAGCAGTGTTTAGAAGTCCAAGTGGCTCATTGATACCAGTACCATTAAGGCAGATATCTTCTTCAGCCTTACCAAAACGTCTAGCAAATTCACCTGATAAATATGCTTTTACATCAAAGTTTCTATCATAGATAAACCAAGTCTTGATTTTAGTAAGTGATCCAATCTTATATGAACTGAATCTTGCTTCACTAAATTCATCATTCTGTTCTGGATAATTTCCATTTTCAGGAATGATTGTAGCTTTAGTATTAGATACCGTTGCAACGATAGTACCGCCATTCTTGAAGCAGTTAAGTACTGTTGCATGCTTTCTAAATAAGTTGTCTTTCTTTAAGATTTCATCCTCAATAGGAAATATAAATGAATTTGCTTCTGAGCTTCCTTCTTGAAGAAGTGAAAAGTCTTCAGGTTTTGCACTAGCTCTTAACATATTGTCTAATGCCTTTAAATAATAATGATTGATTTTCATAATTTGTTAATCTCCTTTAATTGTTTTCTTTTCTGCAACGAATGCAGGTGTATACAGTGACTTCATTATCACCAGTAATTGTTGTTGGACTCATTGGCTCTCCACAATATGGACATTTGATATCATTGTTTTTGATTTTATCCATTGCTTTAGAGTGAAGAATGAACTGAGCCTTACTTACTTCAAATATATAGTGTTTGAACTTGTCTTTAATTGCTTTACTAGTGAGTGATGGAAATATTGGTGTGAATTCATTATCATCACTTTCAACTAGTGGATAGAACTTAGGATTAAAATTACTCATTCTTAAGTACCTCCGCATAACCAGCAAATCTTTCTTTGACAAAAGTTTCAGCACTTTCTAAATCTTCAAAGAATGTCTCACTTAAGCCATATGTAACTCTATAAGGCATTTCTTTTCTTGCTTTGCTTTTACAAATACCAACTAGTCCTTTGTCACTAGTCTTATAAAGCTTGATGCATTTATATTTGTTATCTGAAAAGCGTCTTAAATCGTTTTTATATAAGTGGTTGTCTCCACCATAAGTAACATGTAATTTCATGATTTGTTAGCTCCTATAATTATTTTTTGATTTGAGGGCTATACCCCCTTTGATTACGCTATTTTTTCGCGTGAAACCCCACGTCGGTGTCTAAATCAATAGTCGTAGAGATTAAGACCGCCATAGGGGTAGTTTTGTCAATATTGTCAGACCATATCATGCGTGTTTATATTTAAAAGTGTGTTCAACAATATATTTAGTAATAAATAAATATAGTAAAAAATGCTTCTATATTGACACACCGACAATATTGACAAAAGTCTATCTTACCTAAGGAGGCTCCCCATCATCTATATAGATTTTAGGGTTTACAAGGTATGTTTCGCTTCTAGGACGACCTGCAACATATGTTTGTTGCTTTTCCTTTAGGTAACCGTAGTCAGCGAGCATTGACAAAACTGGTGTAATTCTATCTTTCTTACCAATCTTACTGGTAATACGAGCTATGATTCGTGCATTGACTTCTGTTAACTCTGGTTTATGTTCCTTAATAACTTTTATAAGAGTCTTTGCATCTTTAGTCTTTTGGTCGACTCCTAGCAGATTGAAAGCACACTGGGCATGTTCTAGAAAGTACTCGCCAACCTTTATCGCATTGGCCATATCATCCTTTTGAACTATCCATACAGCACTATCATCTGTTGATGGTTTATATCCTAAGAACTCGTCATATTTGATACCTTTAGCACGAGTAATAATCGCAGAGAATCTTAGAATATTACCGAGTAGCTTTCCAGCCCACGAGCCTATTTCTTTTAAATCCGTAGCAAGCCTTACTTCAAACTTGTTGTGATATTCTTCAAGCAAACTAGTGGCTTCATCGGATAAATGAATATAGGTGGTAGCTTGTCCACTTTCATTTAAGATGTCATTAACAAGTGATATAAATGCTTGTTTAGATTCATATTTGATTGGCTCAGTATTAAACTTACGACTACCAACTAGTGACTTAGGAATCGAGTAAAGAAATCTGGCTGTCAGACCTCTACCTTCAAAAGTAGAATTGGTAATGAAGTTCTCTAGCACTTTAGGTTGAACTGTTAGGAGTATGGTAAGTCTGGGATTTGGTATGTATAATGAATCACGACCGATTCTATCCACCTTAAGTGAATCACCAGAATAGCCTTTTAAGTAAATATCCAAATTGACTAGTTTTGAGTAAAGACCAGAAATGATATCGACCATTCCACCTTCACTTGAAACAATGGATATACAACCATTCTGAGTATTCATATTTTCAGCAATAGACTCGGTTGTAACATCATCTAAAGTAAGGTTTAAAGAATTGAGTAGTTTAAAGCTAACTAGTTTATCAACTACAGCATCATAATTTTCTTGAGTGGCTTTATCATTTTCTAAGTCTTTAAGTATCTTGGCTTTTTGATTTTTTAAGCGATTATATTCATCATGATTTTTTTGTAATTCAGTTTGATGACTAGTATTGTAATTAGCTTCAAATGCGTGAATCACTTTAATCATTTGATTTAGAACAGCTGATTTTCTATCACTAGGCTCAGCAACAATCATTACATAAAGAGATAACTGTTCTTCCCAGTCTGTTTTTCCAACAACCTTATAATTCTTTTGCATAGCTAGAGCTAAGATAGCCAAAGCGGATACAAATGCCATATCGGGTGGTGTTTGTGTACTTTCAGCTACTTCTAGGCAATAATCTCTTGCTGCAGGGGCTAAAACATTTATTGGAAAGCTTGGAAGAACTACATCTGGTAAAGGTATAATCTCATCGAAGGACTCCTTACCATAATCTTCAGGTTTCAGATAATCAGGTTGTTTTTGTATTTCACCATAATATTTAAGAGCTTGTTTCCAAATAGTGTTTAATTCACTAGTCGATAAAGGTGGATTACATCTTTTAGCATTCTTACGATAAAGTTCTCTAGTCGCTTCCGTATTGCCATCTCTTTTAAGAATAGAAACTGCTATCTTTAGCATTGATGAATTGCGAGAGCCTTCTAGTATTGAATCATCAGATAAGCAATCAATAGACTTTTCTTTATTAAGTAAGTATTCATCTAGCGTTTTTGTGCCTTCGTGAATGATAATCTCAGGATTATGGGTTCCAAACATAAATCTTCCTGCATCAAGTGCATTCTTATCTACATAAGGATAGAACTCATAAAACTTTAGCTTTAAATCCCGAACTGCATCCGCACTAGTTAAAGGATTAGAAATAAATATGATATGGAACTTTGGTCGAGGTTTACGACCTTTTTTCTCTTTCAAATTGTTTCTAGAGAAGTGAATGATATAACTCAGCTCATTAAACTCTTTAGCTATGACATCAGGTGTAATCCATTCGGACTCAACTTCCGTATGATCATTATCTATATCAAAAGCTATAGTGCTAGTACTTTGAAAAGTATCAATGCTCCTATAATTATCTGTATATTTCGCACATACATAATCATGAGAGAATGCTTCCTTAGCACTAGTCTCATCTTTAACGATAAACTTATTTGGATATAAGCAATTTTGTGGATTGTTAATGTAATTGGATGAATAGATTTCAAATTTCATATTTCTTTCCTCGTTTGTTTTCATGCAAAATTCTTATGCCTCCTTAAATTGTTTTTATTTCATCTACTGGCCAGTAAGTTGAAACCATCTATAAAGTTCTTTAGGGACTGCTTTATAAAGTCCTTGTTTCTTCCTTCTAAAGGTCAAATGGGATATTTGTTTGACTCCTGCCAAAAAAATCTTAAAATATTTTTTTCTCACTCTTTACCTGAAGAATAATTAGCATCTTCAATAGTCAAATGGGAAGGCGAGAGAAATTTGCCAAATGATTTTGAAATTCTTTATCTCTTTCGATAAATAGATGAGCATTTATCTCAAAAAAAGGAGTTTTTTCAAATGTTGATAAAAATAAAAAAGTCCCCACCGAATTGGTAGAGACAAGTTTGAGAAAATTAATATACTTTTCCTGTTTTTTTGGTATTTATATAGTAAAATTGAGAAAAAAGTGTTATAATGATTACAAGTTATTTACAAGAAAAGGATGAACGAATATGAACTATAAAAGATTAGTTAAAGAACTACGTGAAAAGCTAATTATCACACAAGAGGAATTAGCTCAGCTTTTAGGTGTTTCATTTGCTTCTATTAACAGATGGGAAACAGGTAAACATGAACCAACAACAAAAATTAGAAGAAAAATTGTTCAGCTTTGTAAAGAAAATAATATTGATTTGGAGGGGAAAGAATAATGTTACATTTTAATGAGGATACAAGAGTTAAATTTCCTGCAACCATTCAATTTTTAAGATTGGGCTATGAATATCAATCACTTAAAGGTGCTCGGATCGATTTTGACACAAAGATATTTATAGATAGATTTAAAACTTCCTTAGAAAGAATCAATAAAAGAGAAATTCAAAATGATGAATTGTTCGCTCTTTTGGCTGAGATTAATACTCTAATTAAAAATAATGACTTAGGTAAAGAGTTTTATAAAAGATTACTTTCTTCTGAACATCCAATTAGAGTAATTGATCTAGATGATTATAGTAATAATGACTTTGCCGTTGTCAATGAATTGCCTTTCAGTGTTAAAGAAGGAACAGAAGAAGGTTCTTTTAGGCCTGACATCAACATTCTTATCAATGGCATGCCTTTAGCATTCTTGGAAGTAAAGCATCCTGATAATAGTGGTGGAATTCAAGTTGAATTTGAAAGAATGATTAATAAGAGATTAAAGAATGATGACTATAAAAAGTATTTCAATCTAATGCAAATTATCTCTTTTTCAAACAACATGGAGTACGAAGACTCCGATGATGACATTGCTGACGAAGTTAGAGCGGGATCGTTCTATACAACTCCAAATGGTCAAAGTACGACATTCTCTTTTTTTAGAGAAGATATCAGAGAATACCATTCCAGATATAAATTGAAGGAAATTGATGAAGCTACAGTCAAGTTTGTAGTAAGAGATGGCGGTTACGATCCAATTGAAACGGAAACACCTGAATTCAACACTAATTTATCAGACCTAACATCATGCAATAGATTTATTACATCCCTTTTTGATAAAGAGAGATTTTTCTACATGCTTCGCTATGGCATCATGTTCCTAACAGAAATTAAAAAAGTACATAACGCTTCAACAAATATAGATGAGGAAATTCCAATCAAGCAAAAGCACATCATGAGATATCCTCAGTTTTTTGCTACTAGAGCTATTATCAAGAGATTTGGTGAAAAGGATAAAAACGGTATTATTTGGCACACTCAAGGTTCGGGTAAGACCGCACTTTCAGCATACTCACTAAAAGTCATAACAGATTACTTTGCCAAAAAGAATGTTAATACTAGATTCTTCTTTATCGTAGATAGGCTTGATTTAATGACTCAAGCGACAACTGAATTTACGAACAGAGGTTTTGTAGTAACAAACGTTTCAAGTAAGGCTGAATTTGCAAAAGAACTAAAGAAACCTCTTGATGAAGATAATGATGGCATTGGTACGATTTGTATTGTTAATATTCATAAGTTGATGGAAGAATCAAAAATGCCAGTCATCAAGAATGTTTACAATGTGAGAGTTCAAAGAATATTTTTTGTTGATGAAGCACATAGATCGTATAATGTTCATGGTGAATTCTTTAAGAATTTGATGACCTGTGATTCGAATGGTATATATATTGCCATGACAGGAACACCTTTATTAACTAAGAAGGAACGTTCCAACTTAAAATTTGGTGATTACATCCACAAATATTTCTATGATAAATCAATCGCTGATGGTTATACATTAAGAATTAAAAAAGAACAAATTGATACTGCAGCAAAGGCTGAGATTAAAGAAAATCTTGATATTGAAAACCAAAACCTCGATAGCAAAGATGTGTATGAATCTGATGACTATATTGAGGGTGTTTCAAAATATATCGAAAAGGACTTCAGGCAATTCAGACTTGTAAACACTGATAATACAATCGGTGGAATGATCGTGTGCCGTTCTAACGACCAAGCAAGTAAAATCAATAAATGGTTTAAGAACAATAGCAAACTTACAAGTGGCCTAGTAATGTCAGATAGTGAAAATAATGCTGTTCAAAATGCATTAAATAAACAACATCAAATTAACTTTAGAGAAAGTGGATTCCCTGATATTTTAGTTGTTCATTATATGCTTACAACTGGATATGACGTAAAAAGACTAAAGAAAATGTATCTTTTAAGAGGACCACACGCACAAAGCTTGCTTCAAACGATTTCTCGTGTCAATAGACCATATAAAAGTCCTACAGGAAAAGTTTATCAATATGGTTATATCGTAGACTTCGTTGACATCGAAAAAGAATACAACAGCACTCTTGACGCTTATATTAAAGAACTTGAAGCTGACATGAACGAAGATGGCGATGATGAAGTATCATTGTCTGGTCTTGTTGTTGATAAAGAAGATATCAAGAGAAAACTTGATAAGTTTTTGGCTGAATTGAAAAGGTTTATTCCTGTTGATAATATTGAAACGTTTGTAAACATGATGCAATACTTCAACAAGGAAGCATTATTAAAGATTAGAAAGCTTTTAACTGGAGTTAAAGATTGTTCAGTCGAATTCAAACTTTCAAGAGCAGAAGAATACTCTAAATTGATTGATGATGATAAAGTTAATAATTACTTAAAGACAGTTAATGATAGAATTTCATTCATAAATTTATCAAACAAGGTAATCGATACTCTTGATATCATGAATAATGAAGAAGTTATCAAAGTGGTTTATGAGTTTATAAAAACAAGAATTACCATTCTTGACTTAGGCAAATTTATGCTAAAGGATGAGGACTTCAATAAAGTAAAAGATGCACTTACTGAGCTTCAAAAAGAAGTTCAAAAGAATAAAAACAAGAAAGATATCAAGGTTCAAAAGCTCGAAGAATTACTTAAGAAAATTTTCGAGAAACTTCAAGTGTTCGAATATGCAACAATTGATGAATTATCAGATGAATTAAGAACAGCTCTTGAAGAAGCAAAAAGAATAAATGAAGAAAATGATAGACTTTCTCAAGCCTATGGTGGAAGCTTTGCATTCGTTAAAACATTAAGTGATACTGTAATAGAAACGAACATCGATAGGTCAGATATCGAAAGCTTCTTAAAAATTATTTACGACAACATTAAAGATACAATCTATGACGATGCTTTAATCTTACAAGGTAAAAAAGGGTTTGTGGATGCTACAAAATCAAAGATAACTGTCATTTTAATTAAAGAGAAACTTTTTAAGAAAGTAAAAGACTCATATGACGAAATTCTTGAAATGTTATATGTGAACTTACTACTTTATAAAGAAAACATTTAGGAGAAATAAAACATGCCAAATTATATAGAATTAGAGAAAAATATAAAATCCATTATTGATGACTTGCAAGGTCTATGCTCAACTAATGGATTATCCAATACGGCTTATGAAGAAGTTGTAGTTACTTCGGTATTTCTTTATAAGTTTTTAAATGATAAGTTCATGGCGAACCTTAAAAAATTTTGTAAAGATACAGGTTTAAACTATCAATCAGTAATCACAAATGAAGATGACATGCTTGATGCATTTTATGCGGCATATCCACAAGATGTAGCATTCAAATATGAAGATACAATTGATTATTTAGTTCAACATATCAAGGACGATAATTTCTATAATCAATTTGATAAAACATTGGTTAGAATTTCAAATTACAAAGAAAATCAATCATTCAGCGTAGAAACAGCTGATGGTGAAAAGAAACCTTTATTTTCTGAAATCTGTGATAAGGTTGAAGCCTCAAAAAGAAATGCATTTGCGCGAAATATCTTCTCATATATCACTAGAGACAGATTTGATTTTGGTGAAAGTATTGAAGGTAACTATGACTTCTTTAGTACAATTTTTGAGTACTTAATTCAAAACTATAATGTTGCTAGTGGAACTTATGCAGAATATTTCACACCACAAGCATTATCAAGTGCTATTGCTAAAATCTTGGTACATATGTCACCAGTTGAAGATAAAATTTATGAGATTTACGATCCATCTGCTGGCTCAGGTTCTCTTGTGCTTCATTTGGCAAATGAACTTGGTGATGGGAAATTTGGAAATAAGGCAAGAGTATATACACAAGATATTTCTCAAAAATCATCACGTTTTTTAAGAATCAATATGCTTCTAAATGGTTTAAAAGAATCATTAGAAAATATTATTGAAGGTGATACATTAGAAACTCCTGCTCATTTTAGAATTAAAGGTGATGATACCTCAGGTATTAAGAAATTTGATTTTATCACTTCTAATCCTCCATTTAAAACTGACTTTTCATCCACTAGAGATAAAATTGAGACTAAATGGGAAAAAACATCAAGATTTTTTGCAGGAATATCTAAGATTCCAAACGCCAAGAAGGATTCAATGGCTATATATCTTTGCTTTATTCAACATATTTTGTATTCGCTAAAAGATGGCGGAAAAGCAGCGATTGTAGTTCCTACAGGTTTTCTTACGGCTCAAGCTGGAATAGAAAAAACAATTAGACAACAAATTATTGATAATAAATGGCTTCGTGGTGTCATATCTATGCCTTCGAATATCTTTGCAAACACTGGTACAAATGTTTCCGTTTTATTTATTGATAAGTCAAATACAAATGGCGAAGTATTATTAATGGATGCATCTAAGCTCGGTAAAAAAATAAAAGTCGGAAAAAATCAAAAGACAGTTCTTTCAAAAGAAGAATTAGATAAGATTGTTGATATATTTGTAAAACATATTATTGATGAAGATTTTTCTGTATTAGTTACTTATGATCAAATTAAAGAAAAGAACTATTCATTTAGTGCAGGTCAATATTTCGATGTAAAAATTGAGTATATAGACCTGACTCCAGAAGAATTTGAAACCGAGATGAATACATATAAATCCAATCTTGATAATTTATTTGCAGAAGGTAAGACTCTAGAAGATGAGATTAAAAATCACCTGGAGGAATTAAAGTATGAATAAAACAACTATTGGTGAAGCTTGTCATAGATTTAGCAGTGGTGATTCAATTAAAGCAAGTGAAATTAACAAAAAATCTTTATATCCTGTTTATGGAGGAAATGGAATAAGAGGATATTGTAATAAAACGAACTTTGATGGCGAGTGTGCGATTATTGGAAGACAAGGGGCCCAATGTGGAAATGTTCGATATTTTAAAGGTAAAGCCTTTATGACTGAACATGCTATTGTTGCTGTTGCTAATGAAAAAAATATTTCAGGATATTTAGCGCTTAAATTAAAAACGATGAATTTAGGACGCTATCAAGGACAATCTGCACAACCAGGTTTATCAGTTAAGACATTATCAAGTATAGAAATGGTAGTTCATTCTAAAGCAGAACAAGAAAAGATATTTAATGTTATTAATACTATTGATAATAAGATAGAGAACAATAATCGGATAAAGGATGAGTTAGAATCAATGTCAAAGACTTTATATAACTATTGGTTCTTACAATTTGAATTTCCAAATGAAGAAGGTAAACCTTATAAATCTTCTGGTGGAAAAATGGTTTGGAATGAAGAATTAAAAAGAGAAATCCCTGAAGGATGGGAGTTAAAACATGCATATGAAATTGCTGATATTAAAACTGGTAAAGAAGATGCTAATCATTCTACTGAAAACGGGAAATATCCATTCTTTACATGTTCAAATGATATTTTAAGATGTGATGATTATAAGTTTGAAGGAAATGTTATTCTTATTGCTGGAAATGGAGACTTCAATGTAAAACATTACAATGGAAAATTCAATGCATACCAAAGAACTTATGTCATTAAACCATATGATGAGAAGTATATTGGATTATTTCATATATGCTGCAACCAAACAGTAGAACAGTTCAAAAAAGGTTCTAATGGTTCAATAGTAAAATTTATTACTTTAAGCGATATCCAAAATGTAAAAATGCTAGATTGCAAGAACGATAATTTACTAACAACTTTTAATAAATCATTAGAACAAATAGATTGTTTAAAAAAAGAAAATGAAGAATTATTGTCACTTAGAGATTTTTTACTCCCTATGCTCATGAACGGCCAAGTCACATTCAAAAGTTAGGATTAATGTATGAAGAAATCGTTAATCTCTATCGGTATTATTTTAGTTTTGTTATTCATTGCAGGTGGTTTTACAGCAGTATTTCAAGGTTTAGATGTTCTTTGGCAGGTTTTCATTGGGTTCTTACCGATATTCAAACCAATTATAGAACAGTCACTTAGTGACTACTTTACGTCAGCATACTTCATTGTTGGCGTCATAATCTTTATTGGTTCAGCTATTGGTGTTGCCTTTAGTGTTAAGGAAAGAAAAGTTTTATATATAATCATCTCTACAATTCTAAATGTCATATCATTGATAAGCATAATTAGTAGCATAGTTGCTTACGCATAAAAAACACCTCACCCTTGAGCTATTAACTCTTGGATGAGGTTTTCTTTCGCCTTTTGAAGCCTAATTAGAATAATCCCTAATTAAACGCTTCTTTAGTTTTGATTTTTTTCCAACACGCCTTCAAGTTGATTTTGCGTTCGCAAACTGTTTAGTTCTTTCTTAAACACAACGCCAAAGAATATTACTGTTGTGATAACCGATATCAAGTCGGCGAGCGGTTCTGCTAACAGTACTGCCAACTGTTGATTTTGAGTAAATATTAACGGCATAATATATATTAGCGGTATTAAAATAATAACTTTTCTTAGCAAAGCGATAAACAAAGATTCTTTTGCTTTGCCCAAAGCGACAAGCATTTGCTGACAAACAATCTGCGCGCTGAACAATCCTCCGCACGCCAAAAATACCCTTATCATTTTTTCTACGTAAACAATGATTTGTTCACTATCGGTAAACAACTGGGCAAACGTTCGTGGCGTTATCATAATTAGTCCCCAAATAACAAACGAATACGTCATTGCCACCATAAGCAATAATTTGAGCGTTTCTTTCATTCGTTCGGGCAGTTTTGCGCCTTTGTTATAACTCATTATCGGTTGCGCGCCCTGTGATAGCCCTATAAGGGGCAAAATGATGAACTGTGATAAACTCATAAAGATTGTCATTGCTCCCACAGCGGTATCGCCACCGTATTTAAGAAGAGAAATATTAAAGCAAATTCCTAGTATGCTTTCTGTGAAATTCATAATAAAAGGAGCAAGTCCAAGGGATAATGCAGGTAGTATTATGCGCGATTCAAGTTTGAAATTTTTGAGTTTTATTTTCAAAACTGTCTTATTACCAATCAAAAACAGCACAACCCATATCGCCGAAACTGTCTGCGAAATGATGGTAGCAAGCGCCGCCCCTTTGACTCCCATATTAAACACAAAGATAAATAACGGGTCAAGAATAAGATTTAGCACCGCTCCGATAATAACGGTCAACATACTAGTTTTTGCAAAACCTTGCGTTGTGATAAAGCGATTTAGCCCAAGCGTCAAGTGTACCGACAACGCGCCTAACGCGAATATTTTCAGATAGTCCCAAGCGTAATCGATAGTAATGTCGCTCGCTCCAAACAGCAATAACAACTCCCTTCCTTTCCACTCGAATATTACTATCATCAGTAGTCCCGAGATAATCAACGCAAGAGCGCAGTTACCCAAAGTTTTTTCAGCAGATTCTTTGTCGCCTTTGCCCAAGAATATCGCCGCTCTTGAAGCGCCACCGACGCTACACAAAGATGAAAAGGACATTACTATTATTAGTACGGACAAACATACGCCTACGCCCGTCAATGCGTCTCCCCCAATAACGGGAATATGCCCTATCATTATTCGGTCTACTTCCATATAAAGCAAATTGACAATTTGCGCAACGATAGTAGGAACGGCTAATTTGAATAGCAGTTTGCTAACTTTTGTATTTTTTAGAAGGTCTAATTTTTCTTCTGTCGCCATATTTTCCTCCAAGTTTATTGCCTAGTAATCAATAAATAAATATTATGAGCAAGTCGATTATCCTTTTAATCGACATTTGTCGCATTTTAGTATATAGGCAAACTATATCATTATATTTTATTTTAGTCAATAGAAAGAACTCGAAAATTTATGCAATCGATAGCGTACGCATTTTTTGTAGTTTAATACGTCTAAAAAAGTATAAACAAAAAGGCCCCGTTGAGCTATTAACTCTTGGATGAGGTTTTCTTTCGCCTTTTGAAGCCTAATTAGAATAATCCCTAATTAAACGCTTCTTTAAGGACATAATTTTTACTGGAGCAGGTGACGAGAATCGAACTCGCATATTCAGCTTGGAAGGCTGATGTTCTACCATTGAACTACACCTGCATGGTCGGGAAGACAGGATTTGAACCCGCGGCAT